AAGGACACCCCCTTCACCTCCATGGCGAAGAAGGGCTCCAAGCCCGGCAACACCCAGTTCCGCTGGCAGGTCGATTCCCTCCCGACTCCCAAGACCACGGGCGTCGTCGATGGTACCGACGTCACCGCCTACGAGAACTACGTCAAGGATGGTGCCAACACCTACCGTGCCGAACTCAGCAACTACATCCAGATTTTCCGCCGTTCCGTGCGTGTGTCTCCTCTCACGGAGTCCATCGCTACCGTCGCTGGCGTGAAGTCCGAACTGGCCAACAACGTCGCCAAGGGCATTCAGGGCCTCAAGCGTGACATGGAAGCCACGTTCTGCTCGAACAACGGTGCCCAGTTGGACCAAGGCGGTTCCACTCCGTACCTTACCCGTGGCCTCCACAAGTGGCTTCAGCCCATCGCTACGAAGGATGCGACCCTTGCCGTTCCGGATGCTTTCTGCACCCCGACCGCCAATCGTTCCACCGTCGGCACGGCCGCCCTTACCGAGTCCGTCGTCCAAGGCGTCCTGACTGGTATCTACAACCAGACTGGCCAGTTCAAGGATTACGACTGCCTCTGCGGTACGGCCCTGAAGCGAGCGTTCACCAACCTTGTGTTCACGACCCCGTCCTCGGGTTCGACCAACACGACCACGGCTGTCCGCACCTTCAACCGTGAAGCCAAGGATTCGGCCTACATCTCGTCGGTCGATGTGTTCGAGGGGGATTTCGGCAAAATCCGTCTGCACCCGTCGCACTTCCTGAACTTCTCGGCTGGTAATGGTAGCACGACCCACGGCTACGTCATCCCGTTCAACATGGTCGAAGTCCGCTACGGCGGTAACGTCGCTCAGGTCACGGAACTGACGAACAACGGCGGTGGCGAAGCCCGAATGATTGAAGCGGTTGCTGGCCTCTGCGTCTACAACCCGCTGGCGTTCGGCGTGTTCGACTTCGCTTCCTAATCCGGAGCGTGTCGGACTTCGTTCAAAGTCTGGCTGACGTTATTCCCTCCCACCTCCGCAACGAGGTGGAGAGGGAACTTCGTCTGGGCTTTAACGCTATGAGAATCAAGGCGGCCGCTGAAGCCAAGCAGACTGCCATTTTTCAAAATGCCCGGGATGCCAACAGCATCGAGGGCGTAGGCCAGAAACTCGGGTCCATCCCGGGTGACGCCTATCATTACTGGGGTCAGCGTCTCGGCTATGAATGCTGGAGCGATGACCAATTCGTCAAGGAGTTCTTCCGAGACAACCCAGAAACTGCCGTCCGGAACCGTGTAAAGCGGACCACCGTGAACGGCACCATTTTCACCGCTGACGGCCACATCGTATCGTGAGGACCACCGACTTCTCCAATGTTTTGTTCGAGGCCCTGCAATACGCCGGGCAAGACCGTCATAACATCCGTCCCGAGACTTTCTCGCAGTTCCGGGACTTCTGCAACGCCCGTCTGCGTTCCGTATGGGAACTGGCTAACTGGCCTGAGGTAATCAGGCTTGCCGCCTTTACGACCGTCACCGACCCGGTGACTGAAGTGCCCTACTTCACCCCTGCGGCTGACGCCGGAGAAATCCTCAACGTCTACAACAAGAACCCTCAGGTCACGACCCGTGGAATCGACGTAGGCTATGAACTGTACAGCGACGGCGTCAACAACCGGGTCATCCTAGGCCAGAAACTGCTCGATAGCGGCTTTTACAGGTACCGAATCAAACTGACGCCTTTCAATGGCGACCTTTATTCGGCCTCAACGGTCTACTATGCTGGTGCCCAGACCTATTTCGACTCTGGGTCCAATACCGGAACATTCACGCCCATCCTTGGCCGTCCTCACTCCGGCAACTTCTACATCTGCCTGACGACCACCAATGCCGGGGAGAATCCTACAACCCATCCAGCCAAGTGGCGTAAGGTTGAGATTCCCTACATCTTCGGGCCCTACATGGCTTGGGGTGCGGCCGCCGATTGGATGGTTTCCGAAGGCAACGTGGAAGGTGCGGCCGTGCTTGAGCAGAAGGCCAACGGAATCATCGACCTCGAACTCGACAAGGTCTTGCGTCAGCAGGGTCAGTTCGACAAAATCATCATGACCAAGACTTACTAACCATGGCAAACATCGCATTTAGCACCCCCTTCACCAAGTCGTTCATTCACACGAACGCCACCGTGGGCGTCGCCGCAACGGAAATCCTTGCGGCTACGGCCAACGCCTATGACAAGCGTGTCATGCTCATTGTTCAGAACCAGCATGCCACCAACTCTGTTCAGGTCATCTTCGACTCTGTCGGCTCGTCCGGAATCATGCTTCTGCCCAATCAAAGCATCAGCATCGAAAACTACAACGGACCTGTCCGTGCCGTCGCTTCCGGTGCGACCACTCCTGTCCACATCGCCCAAGCCCTCGTCTAATGGCTATCAGCATCATGGGCGGCCTTGGCGGTCTTACCGTCGAAAGCGACCCTCTCTCCCTTAAACTTACCGGAGGCACGGTTACTGGTAAGGTCAACTTCAGTCCTGTCGGCGGCGTCGCCGGACTCAACGTCGGTGTCGGCGGTACGAGTGCTGGTGCGACTATTGCTGGCGACCTTTGGATTGCGACTGGTGGCAGTTCCCTGAACTTCCGTGACGGTACTGGTGCTTGGCGTGTTCTTCCCAGCCTCAGCGGCACTAACGCATTCACCTCGAATCAGAGCATCACGGTCAACAACGCTACTACGGCTCTTACCGTTACCCAGACCGGGTCCGGCAACGTGCTGGAGGTTCGTGACTCTAACCCTGATTCTGACCTCTTTACCATCGACCAGTTTGGTAAGGTCGGCATCGGTGTCGCTCCTGATGCTACGGCCGCACTACATGTCGGCGGAGGAATCCGTTTCAGCCTTAGCGGAACCAGTTTGAACGGTGTAGCATCTGTTGTAGTTAGTCCTCCTCCTATGTGGAACGCTGACTTTCCTTCCGTAGTTGTTTCAATGGACATCAACGGAACGACCTACTATCTTCCTGCTTGGTCTACCTAAACTTATGCTTATCGCTATCATTGTTTCTCTCGTTCTTGGCTTCGCTGGCGGTTTCTACGCTGGCATCAAGAACGCCAACTCCGGCAAGGTCGCTAAGGCCAAGTCGATTTTTGACGAGATTTCCAAGTAATGCCTCTTACCCCGCTATTTGCGGGCGATAAGGCGTTCATCGGACTGAACTCCCGAGACAACCCTATCGCCATCCCGGCAGGGTATGTTTCCCGGGCCCAGAACATCCGCATCGACCGTGGTACGCTGATGGTCCGAAAGGGCTTGGAGCGTCTGACCACCGGAGGTCTGGTTGGCCAGACCGTCTACTCAAGCGGCGTCTACATCAACTCTAGCGGGCAGGAAATCATCGTAATCTGCCTAGGGACGAGTCTTTACGCATACAACCCGGACACGCTTTCGATGGGCGGGCCTTACAACTATCCGGCAGGAGAAACCATCACGGATTCAACGACTGTTTCCGTGTTTCAGGCTATGGATAAGGTTTACATCACCCGTGGCTACAACAAGCGACCGCTGGTGTTTGATTACACGACCCTGTCCGTCACGCAACTTCCTACGGTCGGGCATCAGTTTCCGAATAGCGTTTTTGGCATCTACTACGGCAATCGCATCATTGTTCAGAACTCTAGAGATTCGATTGCGGTCAGTCATTACCTTGACCCGACTTCGTTCAGCCTTTCTGACATGTTCAGAATCAACGATGGCGGCAACGACACCGTAGTAAGCATCTGCCCTTGGACCCTGAACGAGTTCGTGGTCATGATGCGTAACAGCATCTTCTACGTCTCCGTCGGTTCGGGGAACTATGACGTAGGTGACAACATAGCGGCTGACGCTTACGTCAAGTCGTTGTCGGTGGACGTAGGTTGTGCCGCAAAGCGTAGCGTCGTCCAAGCGGGAGGCACTATCATCTTCCTGTCGGATAACGGCGTCTATGCCCTGAATCCTCAAGCCGCCGGGCCCGGTACGACCAACACACCGGAAGGCATGCGTCTGCTTACGGTAGCCGAACCGCTTTCAGCCCCTATTGACGACGTAATCCAACGTATCAATCGTAACCACTCCGATAAAGCCGTTGGAATCTATTGGGGCAACAGGTACTATCTAGCCGTTCCTCTTAACTCGGAAGATGGTTCTGTCATAGCGACAAAGAACAATCACGTCCTAGTCTACAACTTCATCAACAAGGCTTGGGAGTCTGTTGACTCCTTCCCGGCCGAGTTTGACGTCATGAACTTCATCGTCGCCAAGAAAGGCTCACAGCGACGCCTCTTTGCCTTGGATGACCAGCAGGGTGTTTTCCTGATGGAAGAACTGGACTTTGATGAGTACGGCAACTCCACCGGAACTCCCGTTCTTCCCTTTACGCTTCCGGAAACAATCTCAGAACTTTCCTTCCAACAGTATCAGATAGCAGGTCTTTGCGACACAAGGACTTACATCTTTGACTCATTGGAGGACAAGAGGTTT